GTAAAATAATGGCTACCTTAACAGCAATTAGAGATGGCTTAAAAACTAATTTAGAAACAATAACAGGACTTACTGCTTATGAGTATGTCCCAGACTTTATAGATCCACCTATTGCTTTAGTAGCTCCATTAAATAGTTTAAACTATGATTCAACAATGGCTAGAGGCTCAGATACCTATGAGATACCTGTAGTGGTGTATATATCAAGAGTAGATGCTCAGACTGCACAAGATGGTGTAGATGCTTATTTAGCCTCAACTGGTGCAACCTCAGTCAAGGCAGCTATTGAAAGTGATCCTACTTTGGGTGGTGCTGCTATGTCTGTTAGAGTTATAAGTGCAACAGATTATGGAGAGTATGAAGTAACACAGGGAACTAGCTTTCTTGGTGTAACATTCAATATAGAGGTAATAGCATAATGAAAATAAAAATATTAATTGGAAGTAACTATCCAGATAAAGATGGTAAAGAAATTAGGTGTGAAGCAGGAGAGATTTGTGAAGTACCAGAGAAGATTGCTAAAAGTTTGATAAAGAATAAAGCTGCAGTAAAATTTGATAGTAAAATGGCTAAAGAGGAAGAGGAATAAATGCCAACATTTAATCATGGTAAAAATGCTGTTGTACTATTAGATGATACAAATCTATCTACAACTTTAACTGATGCAAGTGTATCTTTAACAGCAGATGTAGCTGAAACTTCAACATTCACAGCAAGTTCTAAAACTTATGTTTCTGGATTAAAAGATGGTACAGCTACTCTTTCAGGTTATTTTGAGAGTTCAAGTCCAGATGCAGATGCAGAGTTTTTATCCCAATTAGGTAGTTCAGGTAGTGCTTTTACTATTGCTCCTATTGGGCATACAAGAGGAAATCCAACTGAGTTTGGTAATGTCATTGAAACTTCTTATGATAGATCAGCAGACATTGGCTCAGTAGTTGCAGTAGCTGTAGCATTTCAATTTGATGGAGATGCACACAATGGCAAGAGCTTACTTGCTCCAACAGCTATAACAAGTTCATCTAATGAAACAGGAGTTGATTATGGTGCTGCAGGTACTAATGGTGGTGCAGGAGTGCTACATTGTACTGTAAGTAGTGGATCTCCAACATTAGATGTTAAAATACAAACAAGTGCTGATAATGTAACTTTTTCTGATTATATAACTTTTACTCAGGCAACAGGTACAACATCAGAATTAATAACAAGTGATACTAATCCTGCAAGATATGCAAGAGCTGTTCTAACTTTTGGTGGATCAGGTAGCATAACAGCAGCAGTTAGTTTTGCTCAGAAATAAATATAGAGGAGAAAGATAAATGCCAACATTTACACATGGAAAGAATGCAGCATTCAAGATTGATGATTCTGGTGGAACTTTAAGAGATATCTCTGATGTTCTTACTGATGTTTCTATTTCAAGAACTGCTGATGTTGCTGAGGTTTCAGCATTTTCAAATTCTAGCAAAGCTTTTGTTAGTGGATTGAAAGATGCAACTTTAACAATCTCAGGCTCTTTTGATGCAACTGTTGATGGTTACCTTTCTGGAATACTTGGAGCAGAGGGATCTTTTGAGTTTTATCCTATTGGAACAACTGGAGGAAATCCTAAAGCATCAGGAGAAGCAATAATGACTTCTTATGATAGAACACCTGATATTGGTGGAGCTGTTACTTTTACAGCTGCTTTTCAAGTTTCTGGAGATGTAACTGAGGGAACTGCTTAAAATAAACCTTAAGTAATTCACAACAGAAAAGAGGTTATCATGAAGAGGCTTAAACTAGATGATATATCTAATGCTCCTGCACTTCCTACTAAAGAAATAGAAATTTCTGAATGGGATGCAACAGTTATTGTTACAGGCTTAACTAAAGCAGATGCAGTAAAAATTAATCAACTATCAGAAGTTGATGGAGTTAGAGATGAAGTCCTTTTTGAAAAACACTTATTGCTAACAGGATTGAAAGATCCTGAGTTTGATTCATTAGAACAAGTAGAAGAGTTTTATTCTAAAGCAACACCAAATATAGTAGATAAAATCCTAATGGGGATTTATAGGTGCATGGCTTGGACTAAGGAGGATCAGGCTACTATAGCTGATCAATTTCCAGAATAATACAGAACTAGCTTTTGAATTTAGATTAGCTTTAGATTTAGGAATGACTGTTGATACTCTTAGAAAAAGTATGAGTGTTGAGGAATTTGAGTCTTGGAAGTTATACTACATAGATAAGAATAAAAAAGAGCAGAAAGCTATAACAGAGGCTAAGGCTCAATCTAAATTGAGGAGATAAGAATGGCAAGAGCCACTTTAGAGATGTTTTTAAAGCTCACAGGAGCTAATAAAACTTCACAGGGTTTAGAGAAAGTTTCTAAATCTACTAAAGAATTAGATAAAGATGTAGATAATGCTTCTAAAGCTAATGCACAATTTGCTGCAGGTATGTCTAGTCTTTCTAAAACAGCTATTGCAGGTGCAGCAGCTTTTGCAGCAAAACAACTAGCAGACTTTGCAATCTCTTCAATTCAAGCAGCATCAGCAGCACAAGAAGCTGCAGGAGCTTTTGGAACTACTTTTGGTGGTGCAGCAGAAAAACTAAGTTTAGAATTAGAAAAGAATGCCAATATGTTTGGCTTGACTACATCAGAGGCTAAACAATTAGTAGGTGTATTTGGTGCTGTTGCTCAAGGTTTAGGATTTACACAAAATGAATCAGCAGATCTATCAGCTAGA